CTTCTAAAATCCCCTCAACTAGCCTGAACCAGCAGGAACCAGCCCGAACCAGCGGTGGTTCAGTGATATCTGGTCGGATCGAGCCGAGGTTGGTCACGCCTGTTCCACCCGGCGAGAGTTTTGGTCCTGCCCTGACTGCGTGGGCGAAGCGCGTGCTCAATATTGATTTGATGGAGTGGCAGAAGCGGATTGTGAACGACGCGTTGACTGTGGATGCCGACGGCGACTTTGTGTTTCGTGAGGCTTGTATTAGTACGGCCCGACAGAACGGCAAGAGTCTGGTCATGCGGGCGGTTGCTGGGTTTATGGCTACCGAGTATGCAGCTGCACGTCGCGAGCCTCAGACGATCGTGATTGTGGCCAACCAAAAGCGCCGAAGCATGGCCTTGTTTCGTGATGTTGTCCGCGACCTTGAAAACTTTGATTGCAAAGTTCGTTGGCAGAACGGTGACGAGCGGATCAACTTCCCTGACGGCTCGAGTATCTCGGTTGTCGCGGCGTCAGCTCACGCGCACGGTATGACTGCGTCAGTTTTGCTGGTGGACGAGGTGTGGGACATTGGTCCCGACGTTGTTTTTACCGCACTGCGTCCTTCACAAATTGCGGTCAAGAATCCGATGATGATGATGTTTTCAACTGCGGGCGACCAAGGTTCAACAGTGCTTTTGCAACTTAGAGAGCAAGGCATTGCGGCGATTGACTCGGGCCAGCCGACGGCGCTCTATTTTGCTGAGTGGTCACTTCCGCCCGGTGTGAGTCTTGAAGATCGGTCGCACTGGGGATGGGCAAACCCAGCATTAGGAACAACGATCACCGCTAAAGCGTTGGAGTTGGCTTACGACTCACCGAACCGTCAAGCGTTCATTCGTGGCCACCTCAATCTGTGGGTGGATTCGACAAATTCCTATTTGCCGATTAATTTATGGAACGACCGAAAATCCGACCGACCAGCACCAGCAACCCAGTGGCTCACAATTGACTCATCGGTTGATGACTCGCGCTACGTCGGGATCTCAACTGCTTTTGATGACGGTCGCGTGATCGTTTCGGTCGCGTTCGTTGTCGAGTCGGCTGCACAAATGTGGGAGGAAGTTGTGCGGATCATGCACGACCAAACCGTCAAACTTGCAGTCACCCCGTCGCTAGAAATTCATTGTCCACCAGACCTACGGCGTCGTATGCAAATCGTCGGCTACGCCGAACTGTTGAAATGGACGGCCGCTTGTCGGGCCATGATCGTGGAGGATCGCGTCAACCACACTGGCGACATTGCACTGGCCGAACATCTCGCTCGAGCCGTGGCCGTCAAAACTGGCGGGTCTATTGTGCTCAGTTCGCAGAAGTCACCCGGTCCGATTGAGTTGGCGCGCTGTGCCGTGTGGGGAATCATGCTTGCGTCCAAACCAGTGCGGTCGTCGCGTGCCGCTTTTGCTTTTGGCTAGGGGTACTTACATACAAGAAATATCTGTGAGAGACTCGCAAGTGATGGCTCTTTTCGGTAGCAAAAAAGTAAGCGCGACCCCTGCGTTTGCGTCCGCGCCGATACAGGCTGCAGCAGGTTCTGCCGCACAGGTGGGTCAGTTCTATACGTACTCCGTCGGGGCGTCGCAAGAACTGGCCCTCTCTGTTCCCACTGTTGCCCGCTCGATACAAATGATTGCGTCCATGGTCGGCTGCTTAGAACTTAAGCATTACACCACGCAATGGACTGGCGAAGAGTACGAAGAGATCTATTTGGAGAACGAGTCGTGGATGGATCAGCCCGATCCAAAGGTCACGCGCAACTTCATTTTCTCCCAGCTCGTCACGGACCTTATGCTTCACGGTCGCGGATTCTGGTACATCACCAGCCGATCCACAGCCACAGGACGCCCGCTTTCGTTCCAATGGTTACCCGCCGCAATGGTCACGACCATGGATCAAGCAGGTCCGCAATGGTTCGGCCCGTCCGACCAAGTCGAATTTAACGGTTACCCACTTGCAACCGATGACGTCGTGCAGTTCTTGGCACCGACTCAAGGTCTGCTGTACACAGGCAACCGGGCAATCATGACGGCCTTAAAACTTCAGCAAGCCGCTGATCGTTTTGCCGTTAATGAGATTGCCGCTGGCTGGTTGCAACAGACTGACGCATCCGAACCAATGTCAGCCGAAGATCTTTCAGAACTTGCAGCTGCTTGGCGTAACGCTCGACAAGTTGGTGCTATTGGTGCACTTAACAGCGTCGTGACTTTTAAAGAGTTCTCCAGTGACCCGAACAAACTGCAACTAATTGAGTCGCGTCAATTCCAGTCGCTTGAATTGTCTCGGGCCACTGGAATTCCCGCATACCTTTTGGGCATTGGCGTACAGGGCTACACATACCAGAACGCGCAACAGGCACGCCAAGATCTCTACTTGTTTGGCACCAAACAATATTTGGATGCCATTGAACAAACATTGTCAATGAATCAACTTTTACCGCGTGGACGATACGTCAAATTTGATGTTTCCGATTATGTTTACGAAAACGATCTAGGAAATGTTGAGCGCGAACCCGCTTTTGATTCAGGAAACCGCGAGGAAGAATATTCATGATTAGATTGACCGCTCAACAGATCACGCTGGACGCGTCCGCTGATGGTGAACCGTCGCGTCAAATTACTGGCCTTGCAGTCCCGTGGAATGTCAAAGCCACTTTGAGTGGTGGCGAGAGTGTGGTCTTTCTTGAAGGCTCACTGCCCGAGGACGGCCCGATGCCGAAGCTCTTGGAATACCACGACGACACGCGCGTCATTGGTCGAGTTACCGAAAGAGTGTCCACCAGCGAGGGCATGATGTTTGTGGCAAAACTGAGCGCCACTCGCGCCGCCGATGATGCTCTCGCACTGCTCGCCGACGGCGCTTTAGACAGCGTTTCGGTGGGCGCAATCCCTACCAAGTTCAAGCGCCTGTCAGACGGGACCCTAGAGGTCTCTCAGGCTAGATTCGTAGAACTATCGGTGGTCACTGTGCCAGCCTACGAATCAGCACAGGTCTACTCAGTCGCCGCCTCATCACCCGATGAAAGCGAACCCGACGAAACCGAAACCCCAACAGAAACAACCCCAACACCATCCGAGGAGGATGAAATGTCAGAACCCACAACCGTTGAAGCCGCAGTTGCGACTCAACCCATCTATGCAACCGCCGTTAAGCGCGACGCAAAATTGCCGACCGCTGTCGAATACTTGAGTGCTGCCATTGCTGGCGGAACTGCTTGGGAACGTATGCACGAAGCACTTCGCGCCGCAGCTCCCGACGTGGTCACCACCGACACACCCGGTGTGCTCCCAACCCCAATCCTTGGACCTGTCTACAACAACTTCGTCGGCCGTCGCCCTGTCGTTGATGCAGTTGGTGCCAAGTCCATGCCCGGTGGAGGCAAGATCTTTATTCGCCCTGAGGTCACGACCCATACCAGCATTGGTGCAAGCCTTGCCGAAATGAGCAACCAGTCAGGCACTTTCGTGGTCAGTTCGAATCAGGTCACCAAGCAGATTTTCGGTGGCTATGTCAACATCTCCGAAGCCGATCTTGATTGGACCGATCCCGCAATCTTGTCAATCTTGCTTGACGACATGGGCCGTATCTACGCAAACGCCACGGACAATTACGCAGCCGACACTTTGGTTGCCGGCGCAACCACGACTCAAGCTTTTGCTGCTGCCGACACTGGCAAGCCTGAAGTTTGGGCCGCTGAAATTGCTGAAGCTGCAGCAACAATTCTCACCTCGTCAAATGGCAACTTGCCGACTCACTTATTTGTGGCTCCCGGAATTTGGCAAGATTTGATCGCTTTGTCAGATTCGAGCAAGCGTCCGTTATTTCCACAGATTGGCCCAATGAACGCATTTGGTAATCTTGCACCCGGTCAAGTCAACGGAAACGCTTTTGGTCTGCAAGTTGTAGTTGACCGCAACTTTGCAAGCGCGACTTGTATCGTCGGCGACGCATCTGGTTACGAACTGTTCGAACAGCAGAAGGGCGCAATCTCATTGGACAACCCGTCCACCTTGAGCCGCACCATTGCGTTCCGTGGCTACTTCGCCGCATTGATGATTGATGCAAGCAAGTTCGTCAAGTTCACGTTCGCCTGATCTGACTGACTAAGTAGAGAGACTGCACCATGGCCACATTTAGCGTGACGCACCACCAGCGTCTAGACGATGTTGCTGTGGTGCAGACCCTCGAAGCAACCGACATCACAGTCGGCCAGACAATCACACTCACTGGACTCGGTCACGGCCTGAACGGCACTTACATTGTGATCGCTGTACCGGTCAACTTGTTTGCTGGCGTTAACGAAGCAGGCGACCTGCTTTACAACGAAAACGAAATCATTGTCAACCAGTTGATGTTCCAAGATGTTGGCGACGATCTAGAACGATCTGCTGCCGATCCGTTTGGAACTTTGACATGGACCTTGACGTGCACATGGCTGTCATCAACTGCGCCAGTAATTGAGTTTCTTGGGATCTCGTCGGCCACGGCAAATGACACTGCGTTTCTAACGACTTGTGTCGCAGCTGCGAACTCTTGGTGTTTCAGGCGTCGCGTGCAGGCTGGTTACCACGACAGTCTTACGACCGTCCCTGACAGTTCAGTGCTGTTAGGAACCACGCTTTACGCGGCAGGGCTCTACCGTGAACGCGGGACCACTGGCGACTCATACGCGTCGTTTGGTGACATGACAGGACCACCATTAATGACCTTAGGTCGAGTCAACCAGTTGCTCGGCATTAAACGATCGCAGTGTGCATGAAATGGCGGGCATCTTCACGGACGCGATTGATGCTGTCTCAGCAACGATCACGGCTCTCGGGCTCAAGCCTGTCACTGATCCGCGCAACGCTCGACCTCTTACTGTTTTTATTGAGCTTCCTGTTTTCACTGCGTTCAATAACCAAACAGCGGACATCACGATTGATCTCCGAGTGTTGGGCGCGCCACCCGGCAACAGCGACTCTACGACGTACATACTCGGAATCGTTGATCAACTGATGAACTCTACTCTTGCAGTTGTATCTGGACGGCCTTCGCTCGCTCAGATCGGCTCGCAAGATCTACCTGCTTACGACCTCACAATTAGAATCGGCTCAAGCCGCAGATAAAAGGACAAACAATGCCCACAACTTACCTATCAAACCCAACCGTCAATGTCACCAGCCCGTCAGCAATCGCGCTTACCAGCAACTGTTCTGCAGCGGTATTGACCCTTACGGCAGAGGCGCTTGAAAACACGAGCTTCGGCCAGACATCCCGCACCTACACGGCTGGGTTGTTCAGCAATGAATTGACCTTGACTTTGTTTCAGGGTTACGGAACGAACGAAGTTGAAACATACTTGAACTCTTTGTTCGGTGTTGCCTCCACTATCGTTGTCAGCCCGTCTGGAACAACTGAGTCCGCTTCGAATCCTGAGTACACCCTTACTGGTTGTTACCTTGAGACCGTGACGCCGATTAACGCAACCGTCGGTGAACTGTCAGTCGTTGAGGCCGTGTTCAAGGGTGGCACCTACGGTCGCGACATCGTGACACCGTAATCCGTAAACTGA